AATACTGAATTCAATGAAATAAAAAAATGAAAAAAAAAAATTGATTTTTAATTTTCGTGCCTATTTGAGCATAAAAATAAAAAATTGAAAATGTCTAATACTACTACAATGACTACAAAACAAATGAAACAAGGTGTAATGAACTACTACAAGTATCAACTCGCTGGACTATCCAAGTGTAGTGTTTGGCATATGACTGAACTACAGGGAACTAGTAGGGAAGAGCGGCAACAGTATGATGATACTATAGAGGAGTTGGACAATGAAATCCGCAAGGCAATTGAAAAGGTCCTAACAATGCCCAAGACAAAGAAAGTGGTGAAGAAGCACTAGACCCTAATAGGGGGTAGGGGTAGGGGGGAAATTTTCCTATAGAAAAACTTTTCGTTGCGAGACGGAAAAAAAAAAATTGATTTTGTCAAAATCCTGAAATTACTGATTAATCGTATATCACTAATTATGCCAAACACTAACAACAAACAAACTGCTGCTGGACTAAAAATTGAACTAAAGAAAATGAACAACCAACGCCGATATGCTTGGGGTCAATACTTTCAAATGCGTAATGAAATGTTTGAACTACAAGAGCAAATGTATAATCAAATCAATGAACAGTATGATGATGAAGAACCTGTGGAAGCACAGGAAATCAAACTAGAGGACCTTGACAATGAATTCCTTATGAAGTTCATTAAGCAACTATACAAGGATGCCAAAGCATCTGTAGAATGTCCTATCTGCCTGGAGAAGATTGAGGTGGATGACCTTGACACTACAGGATGCGGACACAACTACCACAAGGATTGCCTACAGCAACTCAAGGACACTGCCTCTGGTAAGTTCGCCAATTGTGCTGTGTGCCGCCGCAAAGTATTCAAGAACTAATTTCGTATAGTCAATTCGTTTTGATGAACACGAAAAAAAAAATTGATTTTCTAAAATCACCCAAAGTAATCTATTGTATCGCAACAATGACTTCTACTCAATACACACAAAACTCAATCCTACTTTCCATTATGGGTAATGACTTTGAATTTCCTACTATGGAATTCTTCAATACCTGGGAGGCACGACAAAACCTCAACTTCCAAATCTCACCACCTGCTCCACCACAGGAGGTAATTGAGATTGACACTCGCACAGAAGCAATCAAAAACCACCTACGACTCAAGGCAATGATGGGTCATTACAATGGCACAACCTTCTGGGGTATTCTGCCTGATGACCTAGAGCAAAAAATCGTGGGCATCAATACCAAAGAGACTTTCAATACTGTGGTCTGGCATATGGACCGCATCTTCTGGAACCACCAGGACACCACAGGAGATTGGGCAAGTCGCCGACACTTCTCTAGGGCAGCACACGAAAGGGTAATTTGTATTGCCAGAAAGAAAGGACACTGGTCCTTTGGGGAAGACAAATACAGAATGAAGCAGTCTGTCTTTGGACTAAGTGGATGGTCAAATTTCCACAACAAGTATGACAGGAAAAAAGAAATGAAACTTGATGAGCAACTACAGAAGACACTTGCCGAGGGTAAGAAACCACACCGCCACAGCGAACTTGGACACTACTACAACAGACGGTGCGTTGTGGAATTCAACCCACACCTAACCCACAATAACTGGGTCAATGAAGAATTCAACAGGACAGGCAGATTGGAGTCATACTGGGAATACCAATTTGCTGCGGTTCGTGGTTCCCAGGGAACCCAGGACGGAATGAATTTGTGTAATGATTTCTACATCAACCACAAATACTCACCACAACAGGGCAAACATCCTATGAATTGTGATGGTGGCAGTCTTGACCACGGATGGCACTTCATTGAGGAGAAAGACCAAATACCCAAGGAACAAAGAAGAAAATTCAAACAGGTTGGCAGATACAGAAACATTGACATTCACATTCCCAATCGTGCCTGGACAATTCCACAGTTGAAAGAATTCCTCAAAGACAACGGACAAAGCACCAAAGGCAAACATCAGGAACTATTTGAGAGGGCATATTCTCTTGAGTAATTCAATTCTATAATCTTCTGGATTTATGTAGTAGAAAATTCTCACTTTCGTTGCTCCGTGTTTTCCGTGTTTTGCGAGTATTTTTAGAAAAAAAAAAAGTTAAAAAATTTTACACAGAAAAAAAGTCGCAAAACACGGAGTTTGCGGACCTTTGGCATATTTCGTTATTTGCCACAAAAAAAATTGATTTATAAAGTAATTACTAATTTCACTATTATGACTACTACTAAATTCAACTCAAACAACAATATGGATATTCGCTGTGGGGAACTACAGGTAATTCGTATCAACAAAAACTACTGGACCCAATGCTGGTTTGATTCCTATGCGGACCGTGAGGAAGATGATAAGGGAACCATCATTGACCTTGACTACAAGAATGAAGACCTGGAAGAAAAAATCTGGGACTGTATCAATGAAAGAGTGGTTCATCTCTATGAAAAAAACTTAAGTAAAGATGACAGGCATTTTGAAATCCTGTATGTAATTGATGAGGAACTTGAAGGAGCAGAACAGAGGGGACACTGTTCCTTTACATATGAACAAAAAGAAGAAAGTGAAGATGAAAGTGATGAAGAATAATAATAAATGAAATGACCTGTGGTTAGATGACCTTAACAAGGGACTGAGTATCAAACTGTGAGTTATACCTAATAAAGGACTGTTCCAACATAGGATTGGCAGACACCTCACCATTTCTGCGTTTAGCAATTTTTGAATTTGCTGTATTAACACCAGAGCGAGTTGTAAGGTTATAATCCTGATTGACAAAGTTCTGTGTCATACCAAGTCCTAATGTATAGTCAGCACCAATGCCAACACAGTCAGCGACACAATTATCATCCCTACACTCATCATTAGCAGCGTCAGCGGAGATGTCCTCCTTTAATCTGTCGTTAGTAAGTTTGAGTGAGGCAGAACTGTGATAAGGTTTTCCACCATTGAGCAGAGATGCTTCAAACTGTTTGCGGACTTCACTATCACCATACTGAAGAGCAGGGAAGAAAAGATTTTTCTCACCAGTATTACCAGCACCATTTTCTACAGTGCTTTCCATATTAGGTTTGATAAAGGTTTCAAAATTATATGGGAAGCGTAATCCATTGCGTGCCTGCTGATTAGATTTTTCACCAGGTATTCTGCGGAAGTTATTTTGGTTCTTGGTAAATGTATTAGTCTGGTCATTATCCATAAAGACACTGACAACAGATTTGACACTCTGTAATTGTGGAGTGTAGGCATTCGCATTGACAGAAGAATGAATATCATTAATGAGATTTAATCTACTGTCTAATGAAAGCACAGGTGGCACATTGGCAAGGTCCTGCTGGTCTGGCACAATGTATCTGCCTTCAAGTCTAATGTTCTTAAGCACATAGTTGCGACCACTCATATCATTAGGTGCCGCAGAGGTGCCAAGAACATTGTTATGTCTATTAGAAAATACAGCACTATCAGGAGCAAGGTGAATTGTTAAAAGTAATCCTCCTAAATAGTCATCATCTAAAAATAGATTTTGACCACCTAATAAATCAATCTTGATTGGAATGGAAAAGAACTGACCAATGACTTTATCAGTCGCACCACCTGTAATACTACTACAACCAGTTGTGGCAACATTAGTAGAACAGGCAGTCAAACGGCGATTTACTTTGCCAGCGTGTGTGCCACCAGCAAGACCTTTTGTAAGTGGTGAAAAAATATAGTCATCTTCATTGTTGTTGTAGCATTCAGTCATACCAGAATATTGTCCATAGTTATTTACTGAAGTTAATTCAATAAGTGATTTTTTACTTTGGACTACTACTTTATCAATAGTATTCTGGACACCTCCCCAATTGGGAAGATTACACATAGTTTGAGGAATGGCATTGGCACAACTAGTCGCAGCACCTGTGCCATCAATTTCAATATTACCACCAACGCCATTAGCACCTGTAATACCATTTGCCATATCAGCATTATTATTAATAGCACTGACTACAGTGCCATCAGGATTTTTAATAAGAAATTGACCAGTCAATTTAAGACTGCCCATTTCAAGCATTACAGGTTGTGGAGGCATACTAAATTTAATAGTTGGAAATCCACCTTTATGTGAAAATCCACCTTTACAATCTAATGTGTCAGTAGCATTGCCAGATAAAACTGCTGGATTATCATTGAGGGGAGCAAGAGTGAATGGTTTCTTAATAATTGGCATAGTTGTATAACTAATCATAAGATTTTTTTTTTACCTATTCTGCGGAAATTGTGAAATTAACTATGGATTTGGTTAATAATTCTGCTGGTTCATCAGTTTCTAAATTTCTAATTTCAACTGTTAAATTATTTGTTGTCATAGATTGATTACTTAATCTATTAACTACACCTAATGATGCGGTATATCCACCTATGACTTTTGCTGCTCCATCATAATCTATCATACCTGAAAAAGGTGTGGGAATGTTTGCGAGAATTGCTTTTCTAAATCCACTTCTTGATTTATCACTACTATTTTTATAACTCTTAATTGGCAGGTCTGGTAAATAGATTGCCAATTTTTCCTCTACAAATTGTGGATTCAATTTGTTGCCTCTAACCCACCAGGGATTATTTGCCATCTTGGTTGATTCAATAGTTCTATGTTTAACTTCTCTCATATCTTTAACACATCCTGAATAGGAACAAAGAGAAGCATTTTTTTCACCTGTAGTGAGTGGGACACTAGTAGTAGAAAAAAGATTGGCAAGTTCTTTACTAAATGTAATGGAATATTCATTTAGATTACTTAATGATTTTTGGTCTCCACCAACTGTCATACTTTCAGTCCAAGTGGCATATTCAATTCTTGCTTCATCACCATCATCTGTAAAAGCAATGATAGGTGAAAATGGAATAGATGCTCTTGCCATTGCGTGATTATTACCTCCTGCTCTCACTGCTTCAGTATTAAACTCTCTCATAAATAGTTTAGACACAAATGGACCATCACCAATAGTATCTACTGTGGGTGCTTGTGAGTTAGTATCAAAAATGATTTCTTTACCACCATTAATTGATAGGTAGAAAACTCTAATATGTAAATCACCTTTCTTTGCTTTGTGTGCCGCACCTGCCAAATTACCTTTATCATAATATGATTGAATGCCAAGCATCACTGGATTAATATCAGTCTTTTGTCGTATGTTGTCTAAATTAATTGATTCTAGCAACATAATAGAATCTAATGTCCCACTTTGTAATGTCGCATTACCTTGATAAATTTTTACAAATTTATTTTCATCTCCTGAGTCTGTGCCACAAAGTTCAATTCCAAAATCACACATAGGAATAAAACCACCTTCTCCTGGTTCCTCTAAGGTTTTAATATTTGCCAATCTGGTTCTATTTGCCAAAGGTAATGTTCCTACTGAAACAGTATAGTGTTCTGTGCCTGTGCCATCAATTACTCCAGCAATACCTTCACGATAAAGACCAAAGAAAATATTTCCTTTAATAGAACCATACCTCTGCCTAGTTTTTAAAATATAAGTATTTACATATTCAAGTTCATCAAAGGTAGAATTTAATACTTTACCATCTCCATTTTCCACATATTGGTCAAATTGACCACCTGTATGAATATATCTTTTAGCACCCATAGTATAGCAATTGTATGAACCTTCATCAGGAACTAAAACAGAAGCATCACTACTGCTTGCTTTGAATGCGGAACCAGAAGCATTAGAAGAAAAATAAGCATCAGGACCTCTAACAATATTGGCGGTTTTATGGGATGGGTGTAAATCCATTGATTCAATAGGAAAATTATTTATTAAACCCATTTCTAAATAGTTCGGTGCTGGTTCATCTTCTGGAACTACAGCAACATAAGAATTCAATCTTAATGAGTTATTTGATGGAACAAAAATATTATCACTGTCAATGCCAGTTCTAGAACCTGTGGATTGTGAAGCATACCTCAAAAATCCCTGTGATATAATATCCTGAACTTCCTTAAGAAAATATGCTCCTTTAGCAATAGTGATTGTAAAATCTCCTGCGTGTCTTTCTCTACCGTTGATTCTCCACTCACCACCAGCAGGACCAGCACCATTATTAAAATAATCAAAATATGGTAAGACATCATTTACATTGAGTTTAACAGTTTGATTTTCTGTGAAAGTAAATTTATTATTTCTTTCAAATGTTGCCCAGTTAAGATGTATAGAGGCATTTTCAGGAATAACTATTGGTTCATCAAATCTTACATTAAAAGTATATCCATTATCATTAGGTGATATGAGATTAAAGTTCATTCTATAGATAAAAGATAGAAAATAATTATCAAAAAAAGTCTTTAAGAAATAGTTGGGGCAACATTCATTTTAAGCATAGATGTATCTATACCTCCTGCTTGTTCTGTTGGTTCTGCTGTGGCAGCAGTCAATTTGGGTGGTCCAGCATTTTCCTCGTGTTTATGTCCTTTAACAATATTGGCAATTAATAAACCTAAACCAACTGCTTCACCTACAAATGGAACCGCATCAGCAGCAACTTCAGCAGCACCTTCACCTATTACTTTTGCTGCTCCTCTCATAGCAACTTCCTTGACAGCACCCATAGCACCACCGACAGCATCACTAGCAGCACCTACAGTATCACTAACTGCTCCTGCTGCTCTACTGACAGCACCCCCTGCTCTTGATATAAAACTTTTGCCTATCTGTGCCCCTTCGTCTCCTAATTCTTCCGCCAAATTAGGACCTGCTCTTAGAACACCTGTATCATCACTTACATCCGCTTCTGGTGCTTGAACTGCGTTTTGATTTGGTCCTGGTCCTTTAGGGTCTCGTTCTACTGATGACACATCTTGGGCACCTATTCTTTGACCACTACCTTCTTCACCAAGTATTTTTTGACCTGCTTCACCTGGTAAAGCACCACCTCCTGCTTCTGGGAAATCTAAATCTTTAGAATATTCTGCTGTTGCTGGTGGTCCGCCGTCTCCTTCTTCTCCACTATTAGCATATCTGTCTATATGGTCAGCAGAACTTTCACCAGGATTTTTTGGAAATCCTTCCTGTTCTATGTTTCCTGATAAATCCTTATTGGTCATATCCAAACCTGTATTTTTTTGAATTGCTTCATTTAAATCATCTTCTCCACTACCTATACTAGGTTTAGCATCATCCGCATCCAATGCTCCCTGTTGTCCTCTATCAAAAGCACCTAATTTTCCACCTTTGGCAGCAGTTTCCGCAGCATCTGCTCCGTGGTCTATATCTAAACTTTCAATTGCTTTATCTGGAGCAGCGGCGGTGTCATCTACTGTTCGTGATGCTTCTTGTTCATCCGTTGCTTCTTTTGTTTCTGTATCTTTAGCATCACTCGCATCCTGTTGTGATGTTTTATTATTTCTGGCATCTTGTTTTCCTTTTCTATACTTTTGAACTCTTTTAGCAAGACCTTTAGCACCGTGTAAAGCAGCAAACGAACCTGTAGTCATACCTGCCACCTTTTCCATATAAGCATAATGCTGTGCTGTTTTATCTGGCATAACAGTTCTTCCAAAATTAGCAGCACTAGATGCCATAGAGTTAAAGTTCTTTTGCTGGTCATCCATATTTTGTCTAAACTGGTTAATTCTTGATTGAAAATCCATTGTATATATTTAGTTGTTATTTTTTTTTTGGTTCATTGACCTCTATTTTTGGCATATCTTCTTCTGTGTCATCCTCTGTATCACTGTCTTTTTTTACTTCTCCTTCAAAAGGTTTTATAAACCCTGTTTTTTGAGACCAAATCAAATCATCGTGATTTCTTCTTGCTTCTAAATTTTCCACTGAACAATATAAAAAATCAAAATCCTCTTTTCTACTTCTTCTAAATATTTCCATAAATTGTTTATCTCCTCCACCAAAAAAAGACAATGCTTCAGCAATCTTTTTCATTTCTGCTTCAGGGAAACTACCCATAATATAGTATGCTGTAGCATTGTTTCTTAAAATAGTGGAAATGTATTTAAAATATTGTGTGGTGATACATACTGAAAGTTTTCCTTCAATTTCACCATTTCCAATGTGTCTAAATTTTGAGGCAAGTGCCGATATAGCATCCACCCTGCCACCACGACTAAACTTAACATCACCTATAATATCATCTAACAAAATTAACCACCGACCTTTGCCCTCATCTTGTTGAATTAAATTAATAATGTTGTCTATAAGTTCTTCACTGAATTCAGTAAAAACAAAATCAAATTCATCAATCATATATTTATTAATGGCATCATTATGTGCTGTGGATGATATTAGAATTCTGGTTTCAAAATCATCTTTATAAAATCTTTCACTCAAATAGAGATTATTAATACATAGTGATTTGCCAGATTTGACCCTACCAATTATTAGATGTAAATGAACAGGACCAGATAAGGGATATTTATCTTCTCCTTCATTTAGTTTATCATCTTCTATTTTTATAGGGTAAATTTTCAGGTCTCTGTTCTCATCTAAAACCTCTTCTTTCTTTTTCTTTTTAGTTTTCTTGTCTTCTGGTGGTTCTTGGTTTTCATCTTCTGCTTCGTAATCAAAATCAACTGGAATGCCATACTTATAACTCATTCTACAATTAATGATAAGTTAGATTTTTTTTTGCCTTTTTTTGCTGGTGCTTTATACCCTAATCTTTCACTATGTCCATTTAAATATGAGTAGAGTTCATCTGGATTTCTTTCCATTTGTTTAGATACACCTTTCATAATTGTTTCAAACTCTTCTAAATCTTCTTCTGTCTTTATCTGTTTAAGTGCTTCTAATTTCAATTTATTAAATTTAGTAGAACTTTTATCTGCCAGTGCTTTTTTTTGTTTCATAGTCAATTCCTGTTGTAATGACTCTTCCACCTTTACTTTCTTTTCTTGTCTTGCCTTGGTGTTTCTTTTGGTGTTTTCTTTCACAACCTTAGCATCTTCTTTTGCTTTTGCCAACTCTTTCTTTTTTTCTATCATAGCAAGTTTGATTGCTCTTTTTTCTGCCATTTTTGCTCTACCCCTGGCAAGTCCTTCCAATTGCTTTTCGGTTAGTTGTTTCTTTTTTTTAGCAGGTTCCTTTTTGATAAATATTTCCTCGCCCATTTACTAATAACCAACATTTTTTTTTGTTGATTTAGGCACAGTCATTTCACCTCTAATTCTACTTCGTCCTTGAGATGGTGTCATTGCTTCTGTTTGTCTGGGTCCTCTTCTCGCTGCTGGTTTGGTTTGTTCAACTTGTCTCACTGTTCTACCCCTCTGTTGGGGTGCCGTCTGGACTGGTTCAACTTTGGTTTTTTTCCCTTTTGGTTGCTGTGGTGCCACTCTTTCTACTTTTGGTTTCTTTATCTTTACAGTTTTTTCACCTCGCTTTGGCACCTTGTCTTTCTTTATCTTTTTTACAATAGGAACTTTAATTGCTGGCATTTGTTTTGCTCTACTGGTTGCTGCCTTTTTAGGCATAGCAGATGCTTCTGGGTCAATTACTCTTTTTTTTGCTGCTCTTGCTGCTCCGCCTGGTCCTGCTGCTCTTGCTGCTCTTGGTTGTTGTGGTCTTAACATTCTAACTGCTCTAACTCCACGCTGTGGAAGAGCAACATCGCCTCCTCCGCCTGGTGGTGCTGCTCCTGCTGCTGGTTGTCTTGGCACCTGCGGAAGTGCTCCTCCTGCCGCTGCCTGTCTGGGTTGATAAGGTCCTCTGGCAACTCCCCTAACTCTTCTTCCTTGTCCTTCAGGAGGACGACCTGGAAACATAGTTAAAGGTCTATCTCGTGGGGCACCTGGTTCTCTATAGGTTCTACCTACACCACCTCCTCTAACTGGATTTCGTGTAGTAGGGGCAAATGACCTGGGGTTGTTGGGGTCGTGTCCATAAGGTCTTCCTGCTCTGCGTAATGCTGCTGGATTAATGGGTGGTGGTCTGCGTCCTGCGAATCTATCTGCCATAATTAATTATTATATAGCAATATTTTTTTTCTGTGTATATATTAACCAAATGGAAAAGAACAACGGACGAAAGAATAATCCTGATTACGAAGCAAAAAAAATAAAAACTCGTGATGGAGTTATACAAACTGTATATTACAAGAAAAAGGGAAATAAATCACCACCCAAAAAGAATGTAGGAACACCAGAAAAAAGACGAGGTGGATTTAAAAAACCTAAAGCAAGTAAAGGAAATATTGGAATGTTAAATTCACAACCATCCACTACTTCTTCAATGGCACAAAGTAAAAGCAATTATTCTGCTCAACGAGCACAATCTAATGCGGCATATCAGTTAGAAACTATGAATGCTTTATCAGCAAAAAAACGAGAGAAATTGGAGGGACAATATGCTGCCCCTAAACAACAAAAAATGATAAAAGGGAGGTCTCGCACTAATCCAGGTGCTTAAGTCCTACATTGTAAAACTATATAATCTATAGTAATTATTTAATTTGAATACTTAAATGAAATATATTTTCGTGGGTCCGTGTTTTCCGTGTTTTGCGAGTTTTTTTTGATGAAAAATAATTATAAAAAAAATTTCTTAAAAAAAAGTCGCAAAACACGGAATTTACGATTCTTACCAATTTATATGTCTGCTCCAGTAATTTGCGGAGTTCTTGTCATTTTTGGTAAGTTTGCCTTGTTTATTTTTTATACCTCCAGAACGCTGGAGATAATTCTTTTGTCTTTTTGGGTCTTTATGTTTTGTCATATCACTCATAGTGGAATCACCAAAATGAATCAATTTTGTGCTGCCATTTTTATTTACATAAACCATACCTTTTTTACCTTTGCTGGTAGATTTATATGGTTTGTATAGTGGTTTTTTTGTTTTGAAATCCGCAGGTGCTGCTGATAGTCCTTTTCCTCCGTGTGGCATTTTTCTATTTACCATCTCCATAGATTTTTTTTTTCTCTTTAATAATTTTATTATCCTGTTGTTGTCTATTTCTTACAAGAACTCTTTCCATACTGTCATAGAACTCATCACCATATATATTTATAAGGTGTTTAACCCTGCGGCATTTAATACAAAAATTATTCACAACACACCACTCTTCTGCTTTCTCACATAGGACACAATTAAACGGCATTTTTTTTGGTATATATATATATAAGATAAAAATGCCAGAACCTACAAATAAATCATTATATGCCAAAGCACGAGCAAAATATGCGAGTATGAAACATAGTGCCTACAAATCATCATTAGTTGTAAAGGCATACAAAAAAATGGGGGGCAAGTATAGCGGAGCAAAACCCAAAAATTCTGGATTGACAAGGTGGCATAAAGAAGACTGGAGAACAAGGTCAGGGTCAAAGACATATAAAAAAAAGGGAGATATTTTTAGACCTACTAAAAGAATATCCAGTAAAACACCAACTACAATGAGTGAATTATCAAAAAAGCAAAAGGATAAGGCAGAAGCAGAAAAAAAAAAAAAAGGTAAAGTTAAGAAATATAAGAAATGACTGAAGCACAATACAATTTATTATTCTTGTCATTAAAAACAACTAGATTTAAGAGATGGAAAAATAGAAGAACTAGAAAATTGATTAAAAAAAAATTCTATGATTATAGCATACAACATACTCACTAATGACTAAATTGGACGGATATAGCAAACCTGAACTTCATAAAATTGTGTCAATGTATAATTTAGAATTAGACATAGACAAAGCAAGAGCAACTAAAGAACAACTTAAGAAATCAATGATGAAAGTAGGAAAAAAGAAACTTGTCAATTTACCAAGTAAAGAGGACCTTAAAGGAAAAAAAACTCACAAAATGCCTAACGGTGATATTCACACTGGAAAATCACACACAAAAGATAGTAAGTTAGTTAAAAAGGCACCAGTAAAAAAGAAAAAGAAAGCACCAAAAGAAGATAAGAAACAACCTAAAATTAATACTATATTTGCCAAAAAGAAATATTGATTATTCTACACCATAATTGTATAGAACAGCAATCTTATTTGATGCTGGTCCAGGATTATATACACTTACAAATTCAGGTGGATTTTCTATACGGACCTGAGCGTATGCCCTGGTTGTTCCTTGTAGTTCAATCCACTGAACCGCATAATCACTTGGACCTCCGCCAAAAGTAATATATGAGTGAATGAAGTAATCAGTTAAAGCGGTATTAGTTTTAGCAACCATAATATATGTGTCTTGCTTTATTCCACTATCAGCAGTATCTACCATAAGAAAAATATTACAGAATGTATTATCACTATTCAAACCCTCAGTATGTCCCAACGCTCCTGAAGTAAGAGTTTCTGTATTTGTTGGACCACCATTGGATATATTTGTAGCAGTCTTTACTAACAAATGACCTGCTGAAGAACAAGCAAGTTTTGTAGTAGTAGATGCCGTTCCTATGGTTTGTCTGGCAGATAAATCAAAGGCACCAGCAGTAGAACTTCTACATATAGATAAAGAAGAAGCATTTGCTTTTTGACCTAAAGATGCTGGAAGTTGTGTATTACCAGAAGCAGAAACTACATCTACATTACCAATATTCAAATCACCTGCTTCCAGTTCTACTCGTAATTTATTTGAATTTACACAACCATTTAATCCAGTTGTATTAGTAGCAATAGATGATAGAGATGATTGAGCGGTAGTTTGTGCTGCTACTGTTGCTGCCCCAGTAGGTAAAACACTACTTACTACATCTACATTACCAATATTCAAATCACCTGCTTCCAGTTCTACTCGTATTTTATTTGAATTTACACAATTTTCCAAAGTTTCCACAGCACCTTCAATTTCACTTAAATGGTCTATCATTGTAGTTTGGTTTCCAGCAGTAGCATCACCACCACCAGACATAGAAACTACATCAACCTGTAAATGACCTGCGTCATCTACTTTCATTGGGGTTATTTTAGTAGCATTAACAGGATTATCTAGACCACAATTTACAACTTGTTTGGTTTCGTGAATAGAACCACCGAGAGTTGTTTGAGCGTTTATACCAGTTGTCATACCAAATCTTCCCTGTTGGTCTAATACATACTGCTGACCTGCTGTATCAACATTTAAAGTTTTGAATTTACTTGATGTATCATCAAATCCGCAAACTTGAATTGAACTTAAAGCAGTAGAGGTTGTGATTTTACCACTCGCAGCAAGTTCTAGCATATCAACTAAAAGTCTATCACCATTTGTTTCTAATGGTTGGAGAGTTCCATCTGGTTTTTTACCATACATTAGAACTTGTTGTAATTCAGCACCAGCGGCAGTAGCATCTTTACCTTTTGTTATTTTACCATCTAAACTGGTTAGAGTAGTATTTCCAGATGTTTGTAAAGCAGAAGTAGCAGCACCAGTATGTAAAGAACTTGAAACAACATCAACTTGTAATCGTCCATCGGCATCGCATAATGTATGTAATCTAGTGCCACTACCATCTTTATTGGTATTGGCAATCATTTCTACATCACCAATGGCAACATCTATAGAAGATGTTAATTCTGCTCTAAGATTACCATCAGCATCACATTTTAAATCTTTATATTTCCCAGTTGGGGAGAGTCCCATAATAACAGTTCCTGACATAATGTATAACTATTTGTAAGATTTTTTTTTCTTAAAATCTAACTATTGTTTATTACAGAATGATTTGTAGTAAAGCAAGTATTATAATATATATTACAATCGGCAGTTTTAGTAAATAGCATATCTACCATTTCACCTTTTATGGGTATTATAAAATGTTTATAACTATTTGCTGGTATGTCCAAAACTTCTAATGGATATGATATAGGGTCAGTCAAAGTGCTTAGGTCAGGTATGTCATTTGTTTTAGTAAATGTTTCGTGTTTCATAAATGGATGAAATTTTACAGTAATTGTCGCAGTTGCTGTGGAATAACAAGAGATTTTCATATATGTATAGTTCCAACAATAAACCATAGGGGATTGTTTATTTTGATGGCATCTGCCAAAATAGGACAAGTCGTGAAAAATTTCTGTATCGCTTGCTTTTGAATTTAATTGTTTGGCAATTCTTTGGTCCATTTAACTATTTTAGAGAAAAAAAACCTAAAAAAAAATCTCACTGATAGTTATATAAAATGACCGATAGTAATTTAGTTGCCAATGCCGTCGTTGCCAATGCCTCTTCTCAATATATTTCCATCGTCCCAGAGAACGGAGAGCAGTTCAATCCTGGTCAAAAGATTATTTATAATATTGAACCAGAAGTTGGATTTATTAAGAAAGACAGTTATTTAGTATTTGACATTCTAAATAATTCTGCCGACCAATCCAGAGTTTGTCTCCAGAAGAATTTAGGTGCCCACGCTGTCATAGACAGAGTAGATATATATTCAAAAGAAACTGGCGTTCTATTAGAATCAAATACCCACTATGCTCAATGGTGTAATATTGAAAACCAGTATATGTTTGACAGCACAAATAATTTAAGTAATCATCAGGGTGTAGGTGTTCCAGTTCAATCTTGGTCCCAGCAGGTTTCTGGCACTAATGTTGAAAATGGTTATAGAAGTCTTGCCAGTGCTGCCGATATTGAAAACAATCAATTATCTCCTGTAGATACTAGTGCCAATGGTGGTGCTCCTGCTTATTCATCTCGTCGTTTCTGTATTCCATTAATGGTTGGTTTATTTGGTGCTTACCAGAGCGATGAAAAAGCAATTCCAATTATGCCTTTTGGTGGATTAAGAATTGAAATTACTCTTGCGAGACCTGAACTTGCTTTACAGGACCTTGCCTGGCGTGCCAAATCTATTCCATTTGTCAGTAAGAACAGAGACAGACTTTATGACTGGAAGGCACCACCTGCCCCAAATTCACCTAATACTACTAATGATACTGGTGCCAATACATTAACTCTTATGTGGGATGCCGATGGTAATCACGGATGGTCAAAAGATTTACAGGATGTAGGTCTTGTTGTAGGAAACAAACTTACTATTGTTTCTGGTAAAGATAATACAAGCGATGCTGATTTAGTTGCTGGTTCTTATCCAATTTTATCTATTGAAGGAGTAAATGCGAAAAACATAGATATTAATGGAGAGCAAGTGTCAGTTTGGAGTGTCCTAAAGATTGTTCTCAATTATGGTAGAGCAGGTCCCAATGGTAATAAAAATATAGTTGTTAAAAAAGACACCAGCAGCAACAAATACAAAATTACCAATACAGAGTTCCGCCTTCTACAGGTTGTCCCACCTCCACAAGTAATGGATGGTATGATGAAAGGTCTTAACTATGAATTTACTTGTTATGATGTATTCTTTGATAATGTGCCTACTGCTTCCTTACGACACCAAATTCCAATTCATTCAGTTGCTTCTAAAGCATTAGCAGTTTTTACCCAGTTATACAGCACTGAAAATGATGAGGGACAAATTGCTTCTGCTTGTGATGTATATGCTGGCACCAGACCTGATGACCTCAATCTTAATGATGTAGTATATTTCATTAATAATAGATTATATCCATTAAGGTCATACAATCCAAGCAAACATCGTGATAAGGTTCTTAACCAGAATGAATTAGTTAAAGCATTCAAAGCATTAGGAAAACAACCACTTAACCTTGGTTCTGCTGATTTCTGTGATTTAAATAATTACACTAACACCCCACTCATTGCCAGAGAACTTGCCAGAAATGGTATGGTCTTTGACTTAAGAAATGCTGAACCAGAATTACGAATTGCTTTCAGTGCTGCTCGCACTCACATCTTGAGGGCGAATACCTTTGTCTTTAGTAAAAAGATTATTCAAACTTCTCCAACTGGAGTTCAGGTAATTCATTAAGCATAGCGAACCTCGTGTTAAGCAACTAATCATTTTTACAAAATCTTCTGCCATACTCTCTACTTCTTCTTCATTAAAATAAAACATTGTATTATAATATACAATGAATAAATTACCCAAAAAACTCCGTATGCCCAATACAGACCTCAAGAAAAAACCATCATTTGAATTATTATCTCACATTGGCAAACACGCTGACCAGGATATAACACCACATCCATTTACCAAATTAAAACCACCCAAGAAAGAAAAAATAGAAAATATATTTAT